AATGTAAATCGACTTGCAGTAGTGACCGCCAACGTCCGCGACTGTGTCCTTGATATTCTTGTACAAACCTTTAGCGATTGCACCTCCTTTGAATGACTTAACCGTCAGGACTTCTTTGGAAAGGTCTTCGACTTCGTTCGACCAGATACCTGATTCGCTATCGTCGTGCCAACCTTTGACTGTGTGACGCTCCATGAGTACCACAAACTTTAACGGCAACGCAATGAGAACGTTCTCCTCTGCGTCGTGGTCGTAGTATCTGAATTGCTGGTCGTCGCTTGCCCATTCTAAATAGCGAGCCGCTGGGCGCTCAAAGCTCTTGTTAAATTCGTCTGCTCTTGACATACTTTACGTGTTTGAATTGATTGATAATTAGAATTTGTGACCGAAGATTTTCAGAGCCGCTTTCGCGAAAGACTTCAAGCTCCATTCAGCTCCGCCAACTTTGTCGACACAGGCTTTCACCTCAACAAACTTAACCAGACCGTCAAGGAAACTCTCAGCGTTCTCGTAAGTTGAGAGAGCTTTGTCTTGCTTCTTGTTTACTGGAGTATAAGTCGCGTCGAATTTGCTCTTCGGCATCCAGATAATTACTTCGTCGGTCGTGATCTCGAAGCCCTCCGTCTCTTGATTCTTGTCGTCGCTATCCTTGTCGACGTACCCAGCTTCTTTCGCTTTGGCTCTCGTCATTGCGACAGCTCCTTCTAGGGCTATGAACCCTATGTACAATTGTTTATTCATAATAATTAATTAAATGTTTGTACCGCCAAATCCCCAGCACTCGAAAGTACTGGGGCGGTGGGTCGTGTGCGTATGCTGATTGTCAGCTGCGTGCCACTTGGTCGAGGGTTGCTCTGAAAGGGCTTACCGAATCGCTCACGTCAAGGTAGATGAAAGGGTCTCTTATCACAAACGTGACAGGGGGAATCTTCTGTCAGACGATCTTGAACCTTGTCGAATAATTCCCAGCTATCGCCTTTTATAAATGCCTGAGTCAGTCTGTACTCGTAAATCATGATCCCTGCGAGCTGTTCAAATTCTGTCACATGAATTATCTTGAAGTCTTTATACTCTTTTCGGCTCTCAAAGAGGCTTTTTATTTGAAGGAATTTCCGAGGGCTATCACCTAATATTGCTAAGACTTTACTCATAGTTTTTATTGATTTGATTTATACTTCGCATTCACATTGCTGCATTTCTTCGATCTTCTCTTGAATAGTTTCGCGGAGTTTCTCGTTGTATAGTCCATCAACCTCAGCATCGTAATCTTCTTGATCCATTTCCTCAGCGTCGAACTCTCCGATCTCGTCAATCGCTTCGTCTTTCAACTCGTCGAAATTAATATCAGTATCAACCGCTTGCATATCATTTAACCATGAGCTAACAGCCTCTTGTCGCTCAGTGATCAACTCATATACTGGAGAGTTAGCAAGCCCCTCGTACTGGCTTAAATTGCTTTCCTTTTCTTCAAGCTCTTGCTCAATCTCTTCGATTTGAGTCTCAATGTTCTCTCTGAATTCAGTGAGTAATCCCTCAGTCGTAAAGCTATCAACTGTCATGTCTTCCATTTCCTCGTTGATAGAGTATAAAGCTCCGTAGAATTCGTTCTGTGTCAACTGTGAAGGTCTTGGAGCTGACATTGAGAACATCTTGCTGCCGTGTCTGAATTTCCACCAGTAATACGTGTCACCTTTATGACAGAAGACGCGGTCGTTCTCGTCTCTGGGTTTTGATTTGTCGATTCTGAACCCGCTTTTCGTGTGCGCGCTCTTTACTTTTAAGCCGTTGACGTATCTTATCGAACGGGCTATACTTGTATTTGCTCTTGCCATAGTTAAAAATTTACGGTCGGTAAGATCATTGATTTCTGAACCTTTCCGTCCTTGCGTTGTGCTAATGTACCACGATTATCTGGATTGACAATAGAATCTTTGTTATTTATTTTCCAGTTCTTCTTGAGAAAGCTCAGGAGAACGCGCCTCTCATAGACTTTCGTTGATCCAGTAACGAGGTTTCTGATCTTGTCGTACGTCCGACCCTTGACGACCCCTGTTTTAATGCAGACCCACCGCTCCCAGTTGATCAGAATGTTGTCAGGGAGTGCGCCGAAGTACTTGCCTGTCGGTATCTCCATAGTCGTGCGATCTATCTCGACGATCTTGCTGGTCTGTGCTTTCTTATTTGCTGCTGTGCTTGCCATTTCTTAGGATTTTAAAGTCAGCTCCGTGACGCATTACCTCCTTGCCTCTGTATATCTGGAGAGGCTTGACTGTGTCGTTCGCTTCTTTGCATTCAATGAATAGAGGCTTCTCTCCGTCCTTCAAACAGAGCAAGTCAGCGATCCCGTTCTTGTTCGTCCTGATCAGGTTGATCACGAGCCAGCCTTCTCGCCTGTAGTGCTTGATTACTTTCGTTTGAAACTTGCTTGCCATAGTTATCTGATTGTGCAAACGGTCAAGGCTGTCCGCCTGTCCGCTTGTTCTTCATTTGTTTTAAAAATGTCTTCTCGAATACGTCTGTAGTGTAGCTCTTCTTACCTTCTACCGATTCGTATATCGAGTCCTCGATCCCGCCCTTCGCGAATATCCAGAAGATTTCGTTCGTTGATCTCTCCTTTGTGGTCAATCTGTCACGGCTCTGCCAGTAGCTCACCGCTGAGTAGTCTATATTCAAGTAGATTAGAACCTCAGCAGCTCTTAAAGTTAAGCCCTCGCGTCCTGAGACGATCTGGAGAGCGATGTCTTTGTCTGTTCTGTTGAACTCGTCGAGGTCTGTCGTGATCCCGCTGCCGAATACTTGCTTCAACATTTCCAGCTCAGCTCCGAACTGATAAAATATCCCTTTCTTCTTACCGAGAAATCGACTCCTGATAAACTGAGCTTTGCTGTCGTCCAGAATCTTCCAGCTCGGCTTGATTGCTCCAGCTTTGATCTCGAAGATTATCGTCCCGCTGTATATCTGGTGCAAACGCTGCTGTAATTTCACGGCGGTGTCGGCGAGTATGGTCTCGTGAACCCCCTCGATAACCAGATCGCGACGCAGCCAGTCTGCTAGTGCGTACGTGTTCGGTTTCATATCGACGTGGAGTATAGTCTCAACGATCTCAGTCTTGTAGCCAAGCTCCTCCTGAGTCAGCGTCACCATATACGGGCTGATCACCTTCATGATCGCGATCTTGTTCGCTCTGTCGTACATATTCACGCGACCGTGACCCAGTTTCTTTTGATACTTGTCTACATATCCAGCGTGAACCCACTTGTAGAAGTTCTCCTCACCGAATGGTGATCGGTGACTCACCCAGAACTGGTGAAACACCTCGCTGTAGCTCTCTGGGTGAGGTGTCCCGCTGAGGTATATCTGAGGGAGGTGTCCGAATCGTGCCTTGAACAGCTCCGCTTTCACTGTTGGTTTCGGATAGCTCTTGAATCGGTGGTGTTCGTCATGGATCACGACGTCATAGTCGACCAGAAAACCGTTCGCTCTCGTGATCTTATGCATTGATTCGTCGTTGACTATGTCGATAGCGAAGTGCTTGTCAAAGCCGAACTCTTTCAGGTCGTCTCGGACGCTGGAGATCGCTTTCTTTTTGGTTAAGAATAACACCTTCTTAGCACCGTACTGGCGAGCGACGTCCATCGACATCGGTGTCTTACCAGTACGCACCTGACAAGCCATGTAGACGAGCCGCTTTGCTCTCAGTATCTTGACCGCCTTGTCCGCTGTGTCCGCTTGTTTTGGATAAAGCTCTTTCATTACTCTGGAGATTCAGGTTTGAATCCTGTGACGAGTACGTTCTGGCAGTCATCGCAACGATAATGCTCACCAGCGTCAGAGCTTTTAGTATATGTGAAACTGTCTCGTCCTACAGACTTACAAACTGCACACCCGAAAGACTTCTCCCAGACGTCAAGAGCCTTTTTATATTGTTTCTTATGATCAATGATCTCTAACCAAGAAGGGAACTCGTACCCTTTCTGTTCGAGCTGCAATAAAGGAGAGTCGGCAGTTTCGTTCCAGCCTGAATCGTCAAGGATTCTCCGCTTCGTGAAGTTGTCCTCTGGATATGTCACACCTCTATCAATAAGCCATTGAGGTAGCTTGTCATAACTCCACCACGTAGCACCTTTGAGAAGCTCCCAAGTATTTGTAGTGTGCGGGTGGTGAAACCCTGACTTCATTTCATCGTCAAAGAGGTCTATCAATTTCACAATGTGACCGTAGTCAATATCGAAACCCTTGTAACGCTCCATTAGAAAACCTTCGTGCGGGTCATTGTTCTTTGTGAATACAGTAGCCTTGTCGCTGGAGTCTCCCGCCTCCCATTTAGCTATATGTTTTCTGCTACATAATATCACTGAATGATATGGCGCGTTGTGGTGCTTTGGTTTGTCTGATCTCAATATCAAATAAACGCTTCTAGTCTCTCTTAATTTTTTCGCTTGATGCTCCATGTTATTGTTGTTGTTTAATCTTGTTAAAATCTCTGACTCCAGATTCGTACAGCTCGCGCCACGTTTTGAAGTCCTCCTTTGTGATCTGTCTCATTGCCTGAGTCCAAGGTGTGAAGTCAATGACTCCAGCGTCGAACTTAGCGCGAGCGTCCTGTTGTTTCAACATGCGACGGGTGTCGCTGTGAAGGAACTCGCCCCAGCTCATAGCCTCGGCGACTGTTAGATACGATCTCTTTGCCATAGAATATATACTTTTATATATGTTTTCGCTGCTCGCGAAAGGGTAACTCGTTGAGAGTTAGGTTATTAACTTACTCTAGTTTATTTAAATCTCTTAAATTGATGCACTGAATATCGAGCTTCTCTTTCGCTTCTATGTCTTTAGTCTGTAGAGTGAACATGCCGATTGCATGCTCCTTGCTCTCAGCTTCGGCGTGACGAATGATAGTGTCCCAGTAATTGTGAATAGCCTTGTCTTTAACTTCCTGTCTGGTTAGGATTGTTTGAACTAATATGAATCTCATGTTGTTGAATTTGGATATTTAAAAAACTTTTCGTATAGAGTCGTCAGCTTGTTTCGGGAACTCCTCTGCTGTGATCTCCTCCTCTTCGACCGCTGTAGTCTTGCTCACGATGAACCCGCGCACTCGTCCGTTATTGGTTTGCACCTTTACGTTGTCGCCAGTCTTAACGTCCCAGCCGCTGTCTCTAAAGTATCGGTACATTTTGGACGTAAAGGATCGCTGATCTCTGTCAAAGCGTTCGATATTGTTCCTGTTGCACCAGTTAACGTACTGCTCGTGAACTACAATGTTCGCCGTCTTGATGTCGAACAGGATAATCTCATTCTCAACAGCGTCCTCCAGCCATTCGACGAGGCTCATTCCGACAGCGTTGATCAGTTGTCGGCGATGCAAGTTCTTAGTCTTGGCTGGTATCAATCCGTGCGTCAAATACTTCTGGAGACAGTTGATTATATAATGATCATAGTACTCCCATTGCTGAGCGTTCTCTCCTGTCCAGTCATAGAATAATTGACAGCCGAAATCGTCCTCAGGTCGGTGATCTTTTTGACCCCTGACTCCAGCATGATAATGAGTACTGAATTCGAGATTGTGAATCCTGTCGATAGTCGACGGGTCAAGAGCTGAGATCGTGAAGTTCGTCGAGACGATCAGCTTCGGAGATTCGTGTGACGGTATCTGGATAGCTGGTTGATACTTCTGCTCGATTGTCCAGTCGTCCGTTGTCAGATTATACAGGCTCTCGAAATTGAATTTCCGAGCCATGTCCTCAAAGTTTACGATCTGGTGATATGGTTGCACTCCTTGCAGCCAGAATTTATCGTCGGACTTGATCGTCTTTCCAGAGATTTCGTATCGACTTCTGATATGTCCGAGCGACTTTCCGAATAGTCCTTTCCCAGACCGTCCGCTCGATACTCCCTCCAGTGAAATTTGTGAATCGTTCGTCGTAATTATCTTGGTCGTTGAGCTGCTCTTGTAGCCATGAACTAGGTAGCCGATAGCTGTCTCGAACGCGAGCTTGTTATGCTCGGCTGTGTCCTCTCCCAGATCGGCAACGTGACCAATGAATTGCTCGTAGTGTCCAGCTCCTTTCGGTGCTTTCTTTGATATGGTTCTGCCGTTGAGTTCCTCTCTCCAGATCGGCGCGTCGAGTTCTGTGTACTTGGAGTACGTGACAGAGTCTTTCGCGATAGTGGCAACGCAATTGTCGTAAAATATTCTGGAGCTGGTCTTCTCGTCCCTGAGCTTCGTGATCTCGACGGGTCTCAGACCTGATAGGTTCTTCATTTCTGCGAATGAGGGCTTGCTCAAATAGAGTCGTTTGACTGCTTTGATCTCGCTCTTCGCTTTCTTATTGACAGCCTCGTGAAGTTCGTCCAGCCAGTTGAGTATAAAATGCTTTATATCCCAAGGGGTCACGACCTCAACTACGTTCTCAACGATCCGTACAAGCTTGGCGTCCTCGCCTTTCTTCGCGCTGGCGTACCCAAAGTAAGCGAGCCAGTCCAGCACGTCGATCATGTCGAGGGTGAGTGTCGTTTTCTTCTTGTCGTCCTTTCCTGTCGTGACAAAATACCAGAAGATCGGGTCGTTCGCTTCGTCGACCATTGATTCGACGTTCCCTTTGGCTGACTTCTTTGTCCGCTTGTCCGCTTTCTTCGGTTTAACCTTGTCTCGTTTAACTGACCCGCGAGAAAAGCTCGAACTTGCGTCGATCTCCTCAGCCTCGTCGGCGTCAGGAATGACCGTCTGATCTAAACCGTCGACTTTTCTGACAGTTGGCTCAGGTAATGGGTCGAGCTTCGGTCTGCTTGAGCCTCTGCTGAATGAGTTCGGTATCTCTGGACGCTTGGTTATAGTCTTGCTGCCAGCCTCCGCCTTCTTGAATCCCTGAGAGACTGCTTTCTTGAATTCGTTCTCTTTGAAATCCTTCCAGTCCTGTACGTTCTTACGGATTATATCAATCGCCACGTCCTTGCTGATCCCATAGTCGCAGAACATCGCTGCTCGCTTCATGGTTGTATTGTTTCGGTTCGTTGAGAAGTCCTCGAATAAGGTGGCGTCGATCTTGCGAAGCTCGCCGAGAATAGTTTCCTCGCGTCTCTCGATCTCGACGTCTGGTCTAGGTGGCGACGATTTCGCGCTACCCTTCTTTTGTGTGACCTTTTGAGTCCATACCTCAGCCTCCTCGTTGACGTAAATGTCAGGGTCATGAGTGAGGTAACACAGGCGCGTGAAATCCTTTCCAGATTCGTCCAAGAATTTGCTATTGAAAAACTCCTTCAACGATAACCAAGTGCCGACATGCGACTCTTTATCCTTGACGGCTGGCGTTCTGATTATCGCTTTCACTCCGTCGCCTGAGGGAGACACAAATGCAGCGAATACTATCTTGCACCCAGCGAGTTTCTTCTTGAACGCTGGAATGTCCTCGACGTGATCGAAGTCCATGACCGTGAGTCCTGTGAATTCTTTTATATCGACCTCTTGACGCTTCGATTTAAATGTCGCCGAGACGACAATCGAGGGGAGGGTCTTCTTTAATTTCGTTTTGAGTACCTTCTTTCCAGTGGCGTGAGCTTCTCTGACTCCTTTGATCTTGTCTTTGATCTCTTTGTTCGATCTGATCGCTCTAAAGATTGCGCCAACGTTCACCTCCTTTTCTGGGTGACCGCCCTTTCCTTTTATTGCCAAAGGGTGGCACTTTGAGACTTTTGTCTGCATTATTTTGATGCTGTTAAATGGGTTAATAATTGACTCAACTTTACGAGACGAGCTTCACAAATATATGAAACTTTTTGAACTGCAAAGTTCAGGTCAAAAAAAGTCCCTCGACGAATCGAAGGACATTTTCTCGTAAAGTATTTCCCATAAATCAATTGCATAGATAATGCAGAAGCATAAAGCAAAGTTAAAGCATTTTCTGACATACGCAAATGATTGATAAGGTTAATACTAATTGATACTTGGCTCGTCTTCGCTATTAGGAATCAGCTCGGACTTTCTGGTCGTCATATAGATTGCTTGCATTGGACGATTGCCAGTCAATTGCTTAATGAATATCTTACCAGTTCTAGCGACCTCAGCCAGCTCGTCCTCGTTCAATTCAAACCCAAATGAGACCGAGCCTTCTTTCGTGTCAGCGAACGCGGGGAGCGTTATAAACTCGGGCTGGTTCTCGGCGATCCTAATGTTCACCTCTTTAAATTCTACTGCTTTCATATTGTTGATATTTACGTTTACCTACTCAGCCCCGCTCGACGAATCGGGCGGGGCTGAGGTTTGTTAGTTGAGTTATCTTATTCTAGGCTTGTCAGCGTCGTAGTCTACAGTGACCCAGCGATTGACAACTGCTCCGTCGGACTGAAATCGCACCGTCCAGTATTCGGAATAGTGATCGGTCTGCAATCGAGTGATCAGTACTGCCTTTCCCTCTTCGATTTGGTTGCCTTCTGAATCGGCATTGTTAACCGTTACAACGTGACCACTGATAAGGTACTTCGGAATGATCAGATTGAGCAGCGCGGCGAGCAAATCCTTTCCGAGCATTCTCTCGACACTTGGTCGACTCCCCTCGTCTACGTACTGCTCTTTCCAGTGGTCGATAAATAGATCGACCTGCTTGCTTTCGATTGCGCTGTGAGCTGCCATGCTCCAGATTCCTAGTTCGCCGTCTCTGATTGCCTCAGTGAAGGCTTGCTTTGTCATTTTTGCCATAGTATAAAATTTATTTGTTGTCGCAATATACAACAGATATTTCAATTGGCAATGACATTGTCCGCTTATTTCGTGCTGTCCGCTAGGAAATCGCAAAGCGGACAGTTTAGCGGGTCGCTCTAACCGCTTGTAACTAAGATAATTAGACGACGTTGTCCGTTTGTCCGTTGAATTCTTTAACCTAACACACGAAAGAAAGAATATTTTAAAGAGATATTGCAGAAAAGAAATAGTAATACGTATATAGAGGTGACGTTTTCCAGCGGACAAGGGGACATTTTCATAAGTGCCTGATATAGAAGCACCTTTTTGACCGTCCGCTCGTTTTTGCTGAGATCGTTCCAGCGGACAAGCGGACAGAATTATTCTTTGTAGCTTTGATGCTGTAAATTAGTATTAATCTAAATTGTTTTATTATGAATGCACCTACTCTGGAGCAAATTAAGAGCGTTATGCTTTCCGCTGGAATGAAAGTATTTACCAACCCTTACGACATGACGCTCGGCGGGATCAGAACCAAGGACAATAAATCGAATACGTTTAACGATTTTTTGTTCATGATGTATCACGACGCGAACGGTAATTTTTGCGGCGTAGTCGCATCGGGAACGACCGACGCTGGGCTTTACTATCGTAAGCACCCCATGCAACTCGACGGAACTGCTATTATTCAGCACGGCGTACAGCATCGAGGCGCATATACGTACATGGAGAAAGGAGGTCATCGAGGACAGGAGGCTTTTAGACAGACGGGCAATATGAAGTACTGGCGAGACGCTGATCGCGATTCTTATCTCGATTTCGACGGGATCGAGCAGACAGCTCTATTCAATACGAACGGTCACGACATGGGAACGGTCGGCAAAGTTGTCGGTAAATGGTCGGCGGGTTGCTGGGGGGCTGTCAATTCGACAATGGACTCGCTCTATGATCTGGCGAAAGCGCAAATTGACGCGGGTCACGGAAAGAAATTCTCGTTCGCTATGCTTCACGAATCAATGTTTTAAAGCCATGAGACTCAGACACTTAAACAGGCTATTTGCGCTACTTCTAAGCTCGCTAATTCTGGCGAGCTGTGGAGTGGTCGAGAACGGAACTAAGTACGAGAGGGGTGAGCGAGCGTCTTCTGAGACTGTTTTCAAAAAGGAGAAATCGGTCGATTCGCTGGGGCTGATCTTGCCGACTGATTCGATTCGGCTCTGGTCTTCTCTGGACAGCACGATCCTGACCCCAGAACCTGACCAAACAGCACCCGACACGCTCACCAATAGAGAGAAACGGCAGCAGCGACAGGACGCTAACAAACGCAAGAGAACGTCTCGCAGAGATAAGCGCAAGAAGGATCGCCGCAATTACGTACTGATCAAACAAGACAGGAAATACACTGCAAGGAATGACCGTAAAAGGACAAAACTGAGCGGACGGACGGACAAGGAACGAGTCAAACAGGACGGAAAGACGACCCGTAAAAAGGTGAAACAAAGCGGACGGACGGACAGATCAAAAGAGAAGACAACGCGAAGGGGTAAGCGTAGAAAATTACCCCCAGCGGTTTGGTGGTTCTTATTCTTTTTGATTACATTCGCAATAACTGCTGTTTTTGGCAGGAAATTATACATCAAATATTTTAAATAATGGAACAACAAAAGGATTTGGAGATCACTCTGAAATTGCCAATGTCAAAAGTGAACGTAATCGTCGACGCATTAGCTGCTCGAACGTTCGCAACTGAGCATTTAATGAATGAAGTGATCAATCAAGGGAACTCGCAACTGCCGACTCCTGTCGCTGGCTGGAAAGCACGTCAGGAAATGGCTGGATTCAAACCTCAAGACCTCGTCGAAGAGAAGACAGACACGCTCGGGATCAATGAAGAGTTTGAGGACAGGGTTTTTGCGATACTCGGAACTGGCGAAGAGGTCAAATATGCGTGGGGCGAAGGTGTCATTCAGGTGACTCAAGCAAAAGTCGAGCCTAAGCAACTGGACGCAATCAATAAGCTGGTTGACGGTTCAGAGGTTCACTGCATTATCGAGCCAAGTGAGGACGGTGTCGTTGTCACGTTTGAGCTAATGAAGCGCAAGGAGAACTCTTACGGCGAAGGTCTAGGAGCTGACTGGAACGAGAGGCTTCTTGGATTATTCAGCGAGCTGGATCAGATGAAAGACGTCGACTTTGACTTCTCAGAAGCTGGAAAGGTTGAGGTTCTCTGTCAGTACAATCGTCACGTAGTACTCATGGTACAGCTTGAAGAGAAGGCTCTGATCATGCTTGACGGTACGGACATCGACGGGGAGATCAAAGAGCTGCCAGAAGGCAAGACGTTGTTCACGTTCAAGCAGAGAACAGCAAGCCTGTAATCTATGTCAGTGACAATATACTCACAAGGAATACTATACAACGCCCTCGTAATGTGGGCGTTGTTGTCTTTCCTGTATGACCAGTACGAGACTGTCAGCGATGTGATCAAGTCTCCGAGCTGGAGAACTCGCTTGCTCTGTCCGAAGTGCTTCTCGTTCTGGCTAACCCTGTTATTCACGTTCGACGTTTTCACTGCTTTGGCGGTGTCGTTCCTGATCCATCTGTACAGTAAGTACGTTAAATTTACAACATTATGAGCAAGAAGAAAAAACACCTATTAACAGACGAGGAGCTGAGACAGCTCAAAGATATTCGTCACCGCAAGACCATTGTCACGGCTGATGGTGACACCCTTGAGGCGATCTATAAGCGCATGAATCCTAACTATGATCTATGCAAGACGTGCCTTGACACTCTTGCCTCAGAAGCTATGAGTCTGATCGGGTACGCTGAAAAGCAACTCGGCTACTCTATACTCAAATTCGAGGAGGAGGAGAAAGCTGGGACGGCTGAGGTAGTTACAGAAGAACAAGCGGACACAACGGACAGCAAGACTCAAGAGCCTAAGAAAGAGCCAGTTAAAGAGTCCGCTCCAGCGAACACCTCAACGGACAGCCCAAAGATTGACGACTACATGATCGAGGGGCGACTCACTGATCTAGGTCTGCTCAAGTATATTGAGGAGCAGAAGAGGGTTACGCTCACCGCTGAGGTCAAAGCACTGACAGGAGAGAAGCTGCACAAGGTAGCCTGTGAGATACTCGGGATCACATCTGAGGAGCTGATCAAGCTGATCGTTCCAGTAACGGACGGGGTCGCTCCAGAAGCTCCAGCAGAGGACGCTCCTATCGTTCTGAATCATGAAGGGATAAACGGACTCAATAACGCTGATCTGATCAAGTACGTATTCCAGAAGACAGGAGTCGAACTATCTGAGCATGCTGACCGCTCTGATCTGATCTCGTCGGCTGACGATCTTCTCGACGATAAAGAGGAGGAGACTGCCAGATTGACCGTGCCAAAAGGAGGCGTCGGACGAATGAAGAACGTCGACCTGATCGCTTATCTTGAGCAAGAGACTGGCACGAAATACGACAAGCTGGAACGACCTGAGCTGTTAAAGCTTGCTAAACAATCGAAAGCAAATGAAAAGAGTACCTAGCATCATTCTCGACAGATTGGTACGTATAGCGGTGGCGGGAATTCTGCTGCCGCTTCTTTGCATTAGAGCGATATTTTTCGTACTATTCACTAACAAGGATGCAACGATAACAGTCGAATGAGAAAAGAAGATCACGAATATACAGCGGACGAGCGGACAGCTCTGGACGCCTTGACTCCTAAAATGAGAGGGTTCACTCTGGACTGGCTTGATCACGGCTCTCCTAAGCGAGCAATGATTGACAACTATGCTGTTGACCCAGAGAACAAACGACTCGCTCAGAAAGGACATGACAAGCTAAAGAACCCTAAGATCGCCAACGCTATCGAAGTGCTGCGTCGTGGAATGCAGAAGCGCACCGAGGTGACGCTTGACGGATTGGTCGGGGAGCTTGTGGACATCGTGAACGATAACGCTGAGGTGAGAAAGGCTGCTATCAATTTAGCCCTGAACGGAGACCTCAGCAATAAGCTGACCCTAAGACGGGTCGACAGGCTGACAGCTCTGGACAGTTCAGCTCAGTCGATTGCTGCCGTTAAACAGCTCAGCAGAATGCTGGGATTTGAAGCTCCGAAAGGAGGCGGAAACACAACCAACAACCTGATCCAGATCAACGTAATACGACACGGCAAGTGATAGAGACTGACTACGAACCGACCCCTCCTCAGGAACTCGTCTGGGACGCATGGGACGACGCTGACAGTACGTCGATCCTAACTGGAGGCGGAGTCAACTCGGGCAAGTCTTACAACCTCATGGCAATGGCAACGATCAAAGCGATCACTCACCCAGAAACCCGCTATCTAGTAGGGCGTAAAACGCTCAAGAGCCTAATGGACACAACAGCGAAAACGCTCTGGAAAGTGTTTCGCGACTTCGGTCTAGTTGTCGACGTTCATTATGGGTACAACGGGCAAACGAGAACCGTGACCTTTCTCAATGAGTCAGAGATAGTATTTGACCATTTAACGTACGAACCAAGTGACGACGAGATTTCGAGACTGGGAGGTCTGGAGCTGACCGCTGCTTTCTTGGACGAGGTCGCTGGCTGTGATTACAGGGTCGTCGAGAAGGTTCACGAGAGAGTCGGTCGCCAGAACAACAAGAAGCAAGGGATCAAGCCTATGGTCTTTATGACGTGCAACCCGTCAAGAGGCTGGCTCAAGAAGAAATACTACACTCCTTTCATGAAAGGAAAGTTGCCACCTCATAAGGCGGTAATGCTCTCAACGGTCTATAGCAACCCTCACGCTGACGAAGCGTATATCAAGAACCTAATCAACACATTAACATCGTCAGAACGCAAGAGACAGCTCGACGGTAGCTGGGAGTTCAGTGACGATCCTGATCAGCTCACGACGTACGAGAAAGCTGAGGCGATGTACTTTCACCCGTTCGACGAATCTGATCTCAAAGACACTTGGTATATCACAGCCGACATTGCCTTCTCTTCTGACAAGTGTATTGTCGGAGTATGGAACGGCTGGAAGTTGCTCAAGATAGTCGAGGTCAAGAAGGACAAGGAGAAGCCTGAGGACATTATCAAAGCTCTACAGAAGGAACACAAGGTCAGCGGCAAATACGTCGCTTACGATTCGACTGGAGCGGGTCTGTACTTAAAGAACTATATTAGCGGAGCGTATGCTTTCCATGCTGGAGGTAAGACCTTGAAGGACAAGGACACCAAACAGAAGACGTACGAGCATCTAAAAACGCAAATGTATTGCCACCTCGCCGACAAGATCAACAACGGAACAGCTCAGATTTATACTGACTTTCTCAAGGACGATCTACTCGACGAAATGACAGCGATTCGATCCATCCCAAAAGAACGGATTGACAGCGTCATGAAACTGATCTCAAAGGACGAGATCAAGAAACTGATCGCTCGCTCCCCTGACCTTTTGGACATGATGTCGATTCGGGGCGTGTTCGATTTCAAGAAACCGTATCAACGAAACTTTTAACCAAAATAGAAAAGTCTGACTGTCAAGCAGTTAAGCAAAACAGCAGAGCAAAAACATATATAAAAATATACAATTATGAAAAACAAATGGGACGACGTAACGCTTGACGAGTTCATTGAGCTGGCGAAAATAGAAGTAGACGCAGAGCTTCTGGCGATGCCGCTCAAAAGAGCCAAGCTCAGGATCATGGTTCTGTCAGATATGAAAGAGGAGGAACTTGAGAACTTGACTGGTAGTGAGTTCGGCAATCTGATCACTGAGGTTAAATTCACAGACGACGAGCCTGAGTTCGATCAGCTCGAAACCTTCAAGATCGGTGAGGTCGAATATGGTTACAGAGGCTCTGGAGAACTATCGACTGGAGAGTATATCTCAGTAGAGCTTGCAATTGCTGACGCGAGGAGAACGAAGACGTCCGCTCTCCCTGATCTGTTAGGTGTCCTGATCCGTCCTGTTGAGAGGGTTCACGATCCAGAGTTCGGCGAGAAAATCGTTGTCGAGAAGTTCATAACTAAGAAGCATAAACCAAGGGTAGCCAAGTTCAGAAAAGAACTGACAGTGCCTTTTTTCATAAATGCTCTGACGCGTATTATGGGTGGCGAGAACGGCATCAAGCAAGCAATCGCGAGTTATATGAACACGGACAGTACAACGTCTCAGGGCAAAAAATAGAAAAGACCATAACGGCACTCGACTGGATGCGATTCGTTGACGATATTGTTGCTGGAAAAGTTGTCGAATACGAGAAAATTTACGATCTTAATTGGGGTTACCTCTCGAAAATCTTGGTAATGAAGAAACGCAAATTCAAAGAACTAGAACAGAATGGCAAATAAAACACTTAACAACGTCACCGATAAGCTCGACGAGCTTGCTGGAAAGCACCCAATGATTAACGACGTCGGCAGTGGTCACACGACTGACATTGGAACTAAGCGCGAAGAGGGAGGGCGAGAGCTAGTCTATCCGTACTTATGGTATGACTACAAGGACGTTCGCTATGTAGTTACTAAGAATCAGCGAGGGATTGCCTATAAGCTTTACACGTTTCAATTCATGGTCATGGACAAATACACTCCTAACCAGATCAACTCAAAAGAAGTAATGAGCGATACCGAAGGAATACTGTCAGACTTCATTCAGAAGCTTGTAAATGATCGGAGCTTAAAAGAGTTCATAATCGAAGAGGGAACGATTGCAGGGACTCCAGTAAGAGACGACGAGAAGGACGGAGTCGAGGGCTGGCTAATACCATTAGCTTTCAAAATCCCTTATTCATTTTGTGCTAAAAATCTACCTTTCTTGAATGGCAATTAGAGACAGAATCAACAGGAGCATGGAGTCCGTCTCTGACGAGTACGGCGAACTATTGGTCGAAGTGACCAAGAAGAACCTCGCAGACTTGGACAAGTACGCGACTGGTGATCTTGTTGATACTATGTACTATGAGACCGTAACGGCTGACGGTAAGAGCGTGATCCAGTTGGTCGCGAATGAATACCTCAGATACGTTGATAAAGGTCGTAAGATCGGAAAGTTCCCGCCTCTTCAAGCAATCTCTAAGTGGGCAAGTGTGAAGGGAATATCTCAGCGAGCTGTCTTTCCTATCGCTCGTAAGATCGCCCAGAAGGGAATACCAGCGACGGACGTTATCAACAAGTCAATCAAAGAAGTAAACGAGAAATTCATTCCGCTCTATACAGAGCATTTAAAAGACATCGTCGGAGTTATCCTAGTCAAAGACATATTCAATCAAACCACAACCAGCGGACGCATAGTACCGCGCAATCTCAGAACGTAATGGCACTAGTAATTTATCAGCAACCTGAACTATATCACCCGATACATATTCCCGTAATGCTGGAGGTCGGTTCTGACAATACCGCGAACGCGAACTTCAAGTATAAAGTTACGATAGTATTGCCAGCCGATCCTAACAGGATTCTCTACATTTCGCCTCGACCAACTGACGCGAGACTTGAGCTTGATCTGGCTACTCATTTGCGTGACTATATGGAGTACGATAACTTCATTCTACCGACTGGGTTCAATTTCACGAGTGCGCCCTATGTCGACTATTCGATAACCGTCGAGGAGAACTGGGAGGGTGACGATCAAGGGATTGACATCGCTACAGGAAATAAGACCGCGACGAACGTTCTGCTGGATCGTCAGGAGTGGCTCAGCTTCGACTTTGAGAAGTACATGATCAAGGAGTCAGGGATTGCTCCGATCACAGGAGAGCTGCTGATCAATAAGCCGCTGGGAGTTCCTATGTACAGAGACGAGTATTATCATATCCACGTTGTCGGAATGACTGACAACGATTTCATGAGAGCAAAGGTCAGCCAGTACGATGCGCAAGGCGTACCGATAGCTGCTCCAGATTTCATCTTCAACGCTGGAGTTTCAACTCAGAATGCGAGAGCTGTGTTCTTCAAGCTTGATCTGTCGCTCAGTGCGTTTGACGTTCTCTGTAAGCGAATAGGAATAACGATACAAGACGGCAACACTGACGACGTGACTGTTGAAAAGTTCTTCGACCTAGAGACTTACGACTGTACGCCGTGGGAGCGATGGAAACTTGTGTACATGGACAGAGGAGGGAGTTATAACAATGTCAGCTTAGACATGATCAGCAGCTCCTCAATGGAGGTCAAGCCGAAGACATACCGCAAGAGAATTGATCCATTAAACGACAGCCCAAGAAAGCGAGGAGTCACTCGATACACTCAGCGAAGCTCTGAGAAATTCATGTTGAATACAGACTATCTGACAGAGGTGCAAGCCTTGACCCTTGAAGACCTTATCGAGAGTCCCAATGTCTATCGTGATATGCGTAATATTGACGGCTGGGGAGCTACTGATTTCTTGCCAGTAGAAGTCCTTACAAAGACACTGGAGCGATACTCTTACAGTAAGAACGATATGCCTCAATATCCTATCGAGGTGAGGTACTCATTTGAAAAGAACGTGAGACATGAATAAACTAACAGCATACACTCAGGACGGTCAGCCTATACAAGAGCTGGAGCTTGGCGAGAATGTGACAGCTCCGTTGATCTACAAGATCGCTGACATTAAGAAAGTAGGAGTCAAGGGCGGCGCGTTCTCCAAGACGATCAAGCTCCCAGCTACTCCAAACAATAACAAGTTCTTTGGCGGTCTGTACGACGTCAATGTCGATTATACAGTTTACAATACGAACCTCAAGACATGGGTTCGTTTAGTCGTTTCTGACGAGGAGGTCATGAACGGGTACATGAAACTGAACAAGATCACGGTCGACGATATGGACGACGCTGTCTACGAGATTATAATCTACGACACGAGCGTTGATTTCTGGAGTAACATCGAGGGAAAGTACGTCTTTGAATTGGGCAATATAGACGATCTGTCACACGTTTGGAGCAGTCCAATCGTAGCGGACTCATGGGACACCGACTGGGATCAGCTCGGTTTCTTCTATCCGTTAATGCTGAACAGTGTGACCACAACTGGCGGCACATTCAGAACCTATACAGAGCGGCTCTATCCAGCAGCGTTCCACAAGCGATTACTTGACATGGTTATCGCTGATCAGGGCTATACATGGAGCGGGACTCTAAAAGACAATCCTATCTACGAACGTGAGATTATACCTTATACTGGAGATCACCCCAACGTGACGCTCGCAGAGGCTGAGAAGCGCAAGTTCAAAGCTGGCTGGAATGCTCACCAAGTCGGCTGGTCTGACTTTGCTCCTCCGATAGTCAATAGTGGTTACATAAGAAACACGAACCGAACCGACTGGAACTATCTGGGCGGTGCTGAATTCCCAAACGAGGCGGGTGGGAGTTTTGGATTCAATGACAATTTCAACCTTTGGGCGTCACCCATATATACAGCTCCTGACGCTGGAGAATATTCTTTCGGTTTGAACTTGAAACTACAAGCCGAGCTGGGATATTTCAAATCAGGGAATCCCACCTCCAACCTTGAGTATGACGTCAACTTCATGGTGTATGCAGAGATAGACACTGGAGGCGGGACATTCACCTCAGGCGGTACTCCGTTGACTGGCTTCGATTGGTGGTTCGATAACAGCGCACCAGACACTCCTCTCACGTTGGTCACTCAGAATCAGACTGACAATCTGATCTTTCCAGCGTCCAGCGTTGGAAGTCTTGGCGGTAATACGAACGGCGACTTCTTTGTTTTGCAAGCTGGCTGGACTGTAAGGTTCTATATCGGGTACAGCTCGCAAGGACTCAGACGCTCCCAGTCTGGTTTTCCTCCCTACTACACGGGCAACCAAGACGCAACCAAGAAATTCAGAATACAAACATTCCATTTCAAGATGTTGGCTGGAAGTTTCGCGGAGGTGAATAACGCACTGTCTGCTTATGGCGAAGACTTTCTAGTTCCATACGTGGCATGGATCAATAAGAAAATGAAACAGAAGGATTTGTTCAGCGATATTCTCGCGAGATACAATGTCCATATCTATATGAACCCTGACAAGATGCTCGATATTGTTATCGACACAGGAGAGACTTTCTACGATCCTGATCCAGCGGACACGGACGACTGGAGCGATCTCAAGGAAAGCGATGACAAGGACGAAATCAAACACATGGCTGAGCTACAGAACGAGCGTCTGCTGCTGACTTATAAGGAAAGCGGAGACGACTACAGCAAGTCATACAAAACGAACACAGGGGAGATTTACGGACAGCATGAGCATAGATTCGACAACGCCTTTGTTAAGGGCGTCAAGAAGATTGAGACGCCGTTCTCGGAGACTCCTATAGTTGAGGTCACCGAAATGTATTTCCCAGCAGTAGAAGCGAAAGAAAAGGACGGAGCAATGAGAGTGCTGTACGCTCCGAAAGGAGGTATCGAACTGAAAGACTGGAACAGTATCAAGTTCTTTGCTTTACTCGGTAGCAACAGCGTGGAGTTCCTTGGAGCTAACGCGCGTAACTATCCTTATGCTGGTCACTTCCAGAACCCGAACGCTATCAATGACACGACGGTCTATAACATAGCGGACGACAATGACCTCAATTTCGGCTCGTGCGCTTACCTATTCCCTGCGTCCCTCAGTGGTGTCTCTTCTCTTCCAGTTCATACTTTAGAAGATCGTTACTGGAACAATAGAATTGATCAAATGAACAGAGGTAAGATGCTGACGAACAAATTCGATTTAACGTCAAGACATATCAATCTGATTCGTCGGAAACCTTACACAAGAATCTGGACTAATAACGCATATTGGCAAGTCAATAAAATCAATTTCGAAGGCAATGATAACCTGAGAAAGTTGAGCAGAGTCGAGCTGGTAAGTATAGAGAATCTCCGTCACATTGGCGGACGAATAATAAAACCAACGAGACCGACGATATTAGATCACGGAGGGATTCGCGGGTTCAGCAGCAGCACTACAAACGTGAATGGGAGAGGCTCTGTCAATTACAACGTCAGAGGCTTTCACAATACAATAGGTAGTAATACCGACGGGATCACAATCACAGGGAACGAGAACACAATCAAGGGCGGCTCTAAGAACGTCGAGATCGTGAACTCCCACAGAGTTACCGTTGACGGTAGCAACGTGACTGTGATCGACACTAGCGACATTCGAGTAACCTCCAGCGACGTGACGATAATCAGAGGGGTGCTGTATGACGGCGACAGAGTGACCCCGCTCTTTAATCTAGTTGACGGAGGAGAGGACACTGTCAGACCTTCCAGATCAAAGTTTAAAATTAACTTGATAGAGTCAGGAGAAGATCGTAACTTAAATAGATTCAGTGATAGTAGTATCGAAGTGATCGACTCGGACACTGGTCAAAATGAAAAAATCTAGTAAATGAGTGTAACAGTAATAGACGCGAAGCAGCGACAAAAGAGATCAATCATAGCAACAACCGTGCCAGCTATCGGAGGCACGGACGACCACACTGACGGGAGCTGGAGCGACGACGACATTTATAGCGGCGAGTTGTTCCTCAATGTTCCAGACGAGAGACTCTGGATCGGAGTCGGAGCAGCAGTCAAAGAGATAGCTTTCACGGCTGACATACCAGCAATGAAGAATCTGGAGACTGACGATCTGGTGAGTACAGACAACGATAGGAGCTTCGAGACCAACGGAACAGGAGCAGGGAGCAGTTTCACAGTAGCGGCTCTAGGAGGTGCTAAGATTACACGATTCCTTGGCGACGGAGACGTGAACTTTTACGACAACTCAGCAGTTATCTATAGTTCTTTTGATCAGTCCTCGCAGAAATTTAGTTCCGCTAAAGAGGTTGTAGGATTAATTGGAACTGCTGCTCAATATGCTAGAGATACCTATTCGCGATTAGCCGCCTCCTCAGGTGTTGAGAGAAAGTTCAATAGTACAGGAAAACTGATCTTTGATTTTAGACAAGCAAGCGGTCACGGAACTCTCGGGATAAGAGAGAATACTGGAACAACGAACACGATATTTATGCACGGTCAAACTGGTACTATTGAGGTCGGTGATAAGTATAAGGTTAACGGGACGAACGGACTCGGAGCTGCTGGAGGAACTACTTATACTTTCGGAGGTGGAGGTTCTGGAGATATAGCGACCATGACCTTTGAGGGCGGACTACTGACAGCAGTCACAACAGTGCCATAACAAAATAATTAACAAAAGCAAATAACATGATAGAAACTAAAGAACCTCAATTAATAGACGCTAGAAGCGGACAGAACGAAATCGTTTACTTTGATATAATATCAGAGATAAGGGACAATACGAACGACACTCGTGTGATTGTGTTCCAGACTAAAGTCAAAATCGCAGAAGCGACAGAGAAAGACCCAGCTCAGTTTGAAGTTATCGGTGAGGACTATTATGCTGTGTTTAAAGATTCGACATACCTAGCTCTATTTGGAGATATGACTCTGAACGAGTTTGAGGCGGCGAAACCTTTAACTATGATCAGTCAGATAGCCTACATTAACACTTACGATTGGAAAGGCGACGAGCTGTCTAGTCCTGTGAAGTTCTGGAACTTGACTGAGAACGATATGAAAGCATCGTCGAACTAATAGATTTATTTCGTAACTTAAAGTAAAACACAATTCTAAAGATATGAGCGCATACAATCCTAAATACGACGTAACACTTGGAGACGTCAGAATGATCGTTAACCCAACGCCTAAGATAGCAATGACAGCCTCTGTCGAGCTGACTACTGGAGCAGCCTTCGACGGCACAACCACAACAGCCAGACTGTTGCAGTCGAACGACAAAGATTCTGATATAGATAACTGGGCACACTTGCCAGAAGACCCGCTCGTCCTTGTGACTGGAGCTGGAGTCTCTTTGCTTCAAACCGTTTCATTCACTTGCAAGTACTTAGCTGTAGAAATCATACAGGGAGACGCTACCGCTGGAGTCATTAACGTAACAGAGCAATTCAATGGATAATCGAACAGAACAAAAGATAATCTTTCTAGGAGGTGACGGTACAACCGAGTTGAGAGGAGGGTTAATTCTAGGTGATTCGTTGACGGTAGTTGTCGACGAGGACACTCATAATTTCGAGCCAGAGGGTCTCGATAAAGTTGTAATGTTGAGGCTTGACGTTCAGGGTAATCAGGAACTGACAGGGATCGTCCCGCCTGACGTCAACAAGACTTCTCTCCTCACTGTTGTTAACGTGGGGGCAAATGTCTTATCTGTAAAGAATGAGGACATTGCAAGTCTTGCTAACAACAGATTCTGTTTAGGCTCAAATATAACGGTTCAAGGCGGCGAAGGTATCACTGTAATTTATGATAATGTTGATAAATGCTGGCGATCTGCTGGGAAAAATATATAGTCAATGAATGAAATCTATCTAGCAGCTATCGGTCTGATCTCAGGCGGTGGGATTCTTAAATTGATACAAGGAGTCTCGAAGTCAAAGAGAGCTAACAAAGCTCAGGACAGAGACGACTACAAAGATTATATCTCAATGCTCAAGGACGATCTGAAACTCAGAGACGAGAAGATCGACGGACTGGTTGAGAAGATCGAGGAAATGTTTGAGCGTATGCTGGAAATGAACGGCAAGATCGCCAAGCAGTCTGGGATTATTACTGGACTAGACAATCAGATCGGGGAGCTTACGACAGAAGTTCACCAATTACGGAGCGAGAACGAAGAGCTGAAAGGGTGAGATTCTGGACGCGAAAAAATAGAATTAGAAAAGCGGTCGAGCCTGAGTTAAAGAGGCTCGACGAAAAGATCGACAAAGCATACGGGCGAGTCGACGAAATATTGAAACAATTAAAACCCGAAGACGATGAAAAAAGCGACAATCAAAGTAACTGACTTTATAAAGGAAACATACAAAAAGGTCAAGAACGTCAATGACAATTATGCAACTACTGAGGCGCATTTTCGAGCAAAGAAAATCAAGCCAAGAGTCGAAGCTGAGATCGGTGACGTTGTTCTTCTGGTGACTAAGAAAGGTCACGAATATAAGAGCGGACATGTCGGGACGGTAACCGCTGTCGGTGAGGAGACTTACTCATTCGACATGATGTTTAACGGATCGGTAAAATCATTCACTCTCCCTTACAATTTCCTTGCCAAAGAAGGAATGATAACAGTCGGGTTCTATACGGCTAAGTAATGGCTGAGGAGGTAGAAATCAATGCAACCCTAAACCCCGAAGGAACGGTCAAGGGGTTGCTGGAGATCGAGGAGAGTACAGTCAAAGCCGCGAAGAAAGTCTCCAAGCTCACGGACGAGTACGAAGACCTGAACCAGCAGCTCAAGAAGCTGGACACTGGCGCGGACGAATGGGAGGACTTATACAAAGAAGTTACCAAAGCGGAGAAAGCTCTCAACAAAGCGAACAAGGAGCTGGACGAGACCACGCAATCAGCGAATGCAGCGACTGGTTCTATCTCAGGCATGCAGCAAACCCTCGCTTCACTAGAGGCGGAAATATCTGGAGTAGCTGTCGGATCAAAAGAGTTCGACGCACTGTCGGCTAAGATCAGAAAGGTCGACGGAGAGCTGACGACAGCGACTGAATCTCTTAACGGTCTGTCCTCAGAGGACAAAGCGAGCAGGGTCGGTCAACTTGCTGGAGGTCTCGGGAACGTGGCAGCTAGTGCCGCGCTGATTGGTGGCGAGGAGTCTGCTATTGGTGAGTTCTTCGGAGGGCTTGAAGGGGCTATCGGAATAATGGTCGGAGTTCAGGGAGCTATCGAGGCGGTGGCTGCAACCAAAAAGCTTTTAGGTCTTGCTGCTGCTCAGAACGCGGTGGCTGTAGCTGGAGAAACTGCTGCAATGGGTGCTAGTACTGTAGCAACTGGAGCGCAAGCTGTAGCAACTGGAGCGGCGACAACCTCAATGTGGGCTTTGAACGCTTCATTGTTGGCGAATCCTATCTTCTGGATCGTTGCTGTGATCATGGCTGTGATAGCCGCGTTCGCATTGTTCAGTGCTTCAACGAAAACGGCTGGAGCAGAGCATGCGAAACTCAACAAGGAACTGGAACGGGAAGGCGAGCTAATTGAATCGAACCGAAAGGCGAGAGAGCGAGCGAATAGTGAACTGCTGAACGAGATCGCGAACAAGGAGAAATTGATCCAAGCAGAGAGAGACTTACTCGCTGCGAATGAGTCAAGAACGAAGGCTCAAGAGGAGCAGCTCAAAACTCTGAACAAACAGCTCGGAGAAATTGACGAGCAATCCCTTGATATAATGGGAGAGGAGACTCGAAAGCAAATCGCTGAGAATTCCAAACTCATGCACGGTCAAGTCAAAGCTGCTCAGGTGGGACTTACTGCTGTATGGGACGAGGACTGGGGGTCACCTGATTTTGACTTCGGCTCTGTCCGTACTTACTTCTCAGATGTTGACGCTTTACAGGGTAAAGCTGCTCGATTGTACAACAAAGCAAACGAAGCCACAACCGAAGCCGAGAGAGACGAGTATATCAAGCGAGCTAACGCAGTAGAAACGCAAGTAACCAAAAGCACCGCCAGAATTCAGGCGAAGCTTGTCAAGATAAAAGGAGAACTCGGGGGCGATGCTTCTGAGGAAATGGAAAAGGTGATCGAAAACATTGCCAAGTTCGGAGAACGAGCTGACGAGTCGGCTGGGCTAATCAGTGAATATCAGAAAGCTATTGATAATTTCAATACTGACGGTATGGTCGGCGAACTCGAAGACGAGGCGGCGGCTCAAGAGGAGGCGAACAGAAAGCGAGAGGAGGCAATTGATCAATGGAAGGACTTTATCGCTTCTCAGCGAGAGCTAAGAGAGGAGCTGTCCGTTGCTCGAATGTCAGATCAAGAACGAGAGCTTCATGAGCTGGACTTGTGGAACAAGGAGCGGCAAGCACTCGTCAAGAATGACGCTGACCTAGCTGCTGAGCTTGCTGAGGAGCTGGAAAAAAGAAAGATAGAGATCAGTGACAAGTACAAAGATATTGAGACGGAGAAAGAACAGGCTCGCGCCGCTGGACTTTTAGAGATTGAGAGACAGCTCGCAGACAATAGAGCCTTGATCGCGTCAATGAGAATTTCTGCCGCTGCTGCAATGGCAGAGGAGGAGGTTAACGCCCAGCTCGAAGCATGGCAGAAGGGACTCGAAGAAAGTCAAGCGATCAGTGATCAGGAACTTTCCAATTTAAAGGCATCGTTAGCAGCGAGGAGAGACACAATCCTTGCAGCTATAGATCAGGAATCTACCGACCGTAAAAGTGCAGCAGAACGCGCGAGAATAGACGAGATCGCAGCAGCTACCGAGAAGATCGCAGCTCTGCAAGAGTCAGGTCTCGCCGAAGCTGAGGCAATGACCCAGCTCGCTGAGCTTAAAAAGTCCATATTAGCAAAATACAACGCCGAGGTCGCTGACGCTGACGAGGCTGCTGCACTTGAAAAGAGAGCGGCTCAGAAAGAATACAACGACGCAGAGCTTCAAGCTGAGCAAGAGCAAAAGGATAAGCTCGTAGCTATCAATCAAGCGCACACTGATAAGATTCTTGGCAGCTTGGACACCATATCACAAGCTCTGAACGAATCTGTCGGCGAGTTCGAGGGTGCGCTCGGAACTCTGGCGAGTGCTGTCTCCTCAGGGATCAGTCAGCTAGGTAGTTCTATTCAAGGTCTGAGCGAGAAGCTCAAGGAGATCAAGGAGAAAACGAAAGACGGAGCGCAACTGTCACCTGAGGAGGTTCAGGAAATGAAAGAGAACACGGCGGCGGCTGTCTCTGCAATTGTTGGAGCGGCTGGAGCTGTAGCTCAAGGAATCGTTCAGGCTATTGCTGAGAACAATGCAGCGAAAGCGGAGGAGCGCATTGCTATAGTTGAGGAGAACGCAGCAGCGGAGAACGCGATCATTGATCGAAATCTGGCTTCTGGTCTTATTAGTCAGGAGGCTGCTGACAAGCAACGCAACGCTTTACAATTCAAAGCTGAGAAGGCTAAATTCGACATTCAAAAGAAAGCGTTCGATCAAGACAAGAAAGCGAAGATAGCAGCCGCTGCGATCAGCGGTCTGACTGGAGCTGTATCGGCGTTTGCTGGAGCGATGTCACTAGGTCCGATTGCAGGTCCGATTGTTGGCGGGATTCTTGCCGCTGCTGTCGGGACAATGACAGGGCTAAACATAAGCAAGATTAAGAAGACTAGATTCGGCGGGACAGCTCCAACGGCAGCCTCTTCGGGCGCACCGTCAGCGACGCCGTCAGCGGTCAATCCTTCCAACTTCTTGCCGACTGGATCGGAAAGCCAGAATGAAGAGGGGAGCAGTCAAACAGGAGAGCAAGGTCTAGGCTCACAAGGCGGTGAAATAACAGTCAAAGCTATAGTCGTCGAGACTGACGTAACAGATACACAGAACCAAGTTTCTGCCATAGAGGACAGATCAGAATTTAACTAGGATTATGAAAACATTTAACGGGAAACCATTATACGACATTGTCGTTGACGCGAAGAGTAAACAATCAGGGACGAATCGAATTGATTTCGTAAGCAAGCCAGCGAACAAGATGCCGATGCTTAAATTCTCAGAAGAGGACATCAAAACGAAGCTCGCTTTTAACGAAGAACGCCGACTTGTTACCGCTGTAATTATGCAGCCAGATTTCCCAATGAAACGAACTGTTAACGGCGAGGTGATTTACGTTCAATTTTCCGCTGAGACTATTGAATTCATGAGAGATAAATTCATGATGCTCGAAAAGCTACATGAAAGAGGAACTCAGCACGAAGAGGAACTCGAACCGATGGACGCTCCACTTGTTGAAACGTGGATCACTGACGAGTCTCGCGGTATCTCCGCACCTGAGAAGTTAGAGACTGGAGACAGGAGCTGGCTGGGTACATTTAGAATACTGAATGACGAAGTCTGGGCGAGTGTTAAAGATGGAACTTTTGAGGGCGTATCTCTTGAGGGAATCTTTGATCTGTACGAAAGTTTCAGTGAGGTTTCTCCTAATATCGACAAAGGCTTGTTTAACATATTTAAAAACGCTATATTAAATAGTGATACCTCTACAGTGGAAATATTCAACACGCTGAAACGTCTGTGAAAGTTGTTTATTCCGAAGCTGAAAAGCGCGCCACCTTAGAGACCTTGAAATCGAAGGGTTCAAAACGACCCCCAAATTGGAAACTCATTCACAGCGAATCATGTGACGAGAACGAGCTTAGGTTCGATCACGGAAAACTGATAAAACGACTGTCGAATAAATTCCGTTTAGGGAGCAACGATCTAAAATTCGCTGTTTCAGTTGTTAGTAATCCTAACGAAACAAGTTCTCTGGATCGGGGCGTAATTAAGATAAGGTATCGCTATGTACTGAGTGCAGCTCATAGAGGTGAATCTTTGATCAAGTCAAACTCGCGTGAATTTTGCGTGACGCTGGTTGCTCATAACAAACTCTATAGGCTCGAAGACATTAACATGATGTCGTTCAGGGGCGCGAATCCTATCAGTTCACAGAACTATAGTATTTTCAAACTCCGAGGACATTGGAATTGTCGTCATACATGGCAAAGAGAAGTTTATCTCGTGGAGCGGGATAACAAAAATGTTGAGAACAACGAATTAATTAACAAAACTCTCGAAATGAAAGAGGACAAAAAAGGTTTAGTAGCCCAGTTCAAAGTGTTGCTAAGCAAAAAAGAGAAGCCATTGACACAAGCTGAGGCTGTTGAGTTGTCAAAAGAGCTTGTAAAGAACACAGTACAAACATTCAAGGACGTCAAGGTTGACGACGCAGTAATGCGCGTTGAAGGTGACGAGCTGGTCGCTGGTGCAACGGTTGCATGGGCTGACAAAGACGGCGAACTAACTGCTGTCGAGAATGGTGAGTACACTGTTAAGGAGGACAAGGTCATTCTTGTCGTTGAGAACTCTATGATCTCAGAGGTTAAGCCTTTGGACGGTGAGGAGACTGACGAGGACAAGAAGAAAGCAGCCGCTAAAGCCGAAGAGGAGAAACTTGCAGCAGAGAAGAAAGCGAAAGACGAGAAGTCTGGAGAGTTCAACGCTGAGGAAAGTATCAAAGAAATCAATGCTCGTATTGAACAAATGCAAAGCAATTTCAAAGCGGAGACTGAGGCTCAAATCACTGAGTTAGGAAAGACTATGACAGCTTCATTTTCAGAAGCGTTGAAGAACGTTCCAGCTTTCAACAGTGAGAACACAAGTCAAAACTTTTCAAGCAGCGAAAACAACAAGGACAACAAGTACAGTCACCTGAGTGTAACGGGTAACTAATTATTTATATTAAAAAGCAAAAATTATGTCTTACGACGCAAGTGCATTGACGGATTACGTCAAAGAAAACGCCGACAGAATCCTGACTCGTTCGATTCTAGGAATGAGATCGGCTCGATTTATGACTGTACAACCAGGAATTAAATCGTCAGAAAACCTTACTAACTTAATTACAGAAGCATCCCTTCAAGGTGGGGCTTGTGGGTGGAATCCTACAGGAACAACGCTGCTGGATAAACGTAACCTAGTTGTTGAGGACATCATGTCTCAAGAGTCTCTGTGTACAAAGAAGCTGGAGAAGAAAATGCTCCAGATCAAAGTACGTCAGGGAGCTATGGCTGGTAACGAGGACATGCCGATTGAACAAATCTACATGGACGACAAAGTTAAGCGTATCAATAAGAACATTGACATTCTTATCTGGCAGGGAGACAAGACTCTTGTCGGTGACGTTGTCCGTAAATGGATCGACGGGTTGTTATTGATCTTAGATAACGATATGCCAGCAGCTAACATTATCGCTCGTACAGCTTCTGTATTGAACGATACTGACTCTCTGTTGAACTTGTTACCTGAGGACGTTCTTGGTTCAGGAAATACCTTGACTGAGTACTTGTCGATTACGAACTTCTCAAAGTTGACAGTTGAGATCAGAGACAAGAACTGGTTCCATATCCCTCAGAACGATCTCGGTGATTTCGTTATGAGATACCCGGGCATGCCTTTGGATGTTGTTGGAGTTACAGGATTGCAAGGAAAGAATCAAATGGTTCTTGGAAGCTCTGAGAATTTCTTCATTGGAACAGACTTGGAGAACGACTTCGAGTCAGTGAAGTTCTGGTTCTCTCAAGACAATAACGAACACCGTTTCCACATGAATTTCAGACTCGGTACGCAAGTAGGTTTCCCAGAGGAAATCGTTGCTGCTGGAGAAGCTGCTGGAGATTTAGTTCTATAATATTAATCTAATGGGTGAGCCGTCAAAAGCTCACCCTCTTTAAAACTTAAAAAATATGCCTTGTATATTTGAAGAAGATTACAATCTTGACGAGTTCTGCGACGTAAGTGCAGCAGGGGTCGATCAGATCGACGTAATTCAACACAAGAAAGGAGAAGCCTCTTTCTCAGATTCTATCGAAGGAACTGAGGGCGGCTTGGTTAACGGGGTCTTAACTGGAGCTGACGCTGCAACCCCTGCAAACTGGAAAACTATTCACCAAGATATTGAGATTGCTGAGGCGACTCAAGATGTTGAAGGGAGCAGAGAGAACGGTACTGTCGCTTACCCTGTGAAAGTTATGCTGACTATGCACTACGGTTCTGATCCTGCGAGAAACGCTAAGATTAACAGATTAGCGACTGAGCTTGAGACTAGAAACTCTATGATCGTGCTGACAATGCAAGACGGTTCTAAGCGTCTCTACGGTCGCAACAACGGACTCAGAGGAACTGAGGGTAATGATAGCACAGGTAAAGCTATGAATGATCTCAACGGGGTTAATATCGTATTGAACGGTAAAGAGCCTAGACGTTGGAATCCTGTTCGTGTAAACGAAGGAACTCCAGCGAATATCGAAGCGGGTTATCAAGCTATCGTTCTACCGTAATGCTGAGAGTTAAACTAGGAGTTAATATCTTATACGCCACGCTTTCCGAAAGGGAGGTCGTGGCGTCTCCTGTTTACGAAATGGTGATCACACCAATCGAAGCAAAGACCAACGCGAAGACTCTCGTCCCAACCGATCTCTCAGTCGCTGGTAAAAGAGTAAATGAAATAGAGATCGAACTTGTAGCGACCGTCAATACAGAGGACTTGCCAAACGGTAAAGTATTCCTTACTGGGGGCGATTACCACTACAAAATATCAGATCAAAACAACACATTAGAGACTGGAGTTCTCCGATACGATACCGAGATCGACCAGTCTGAGTACAGCAACAGTATCACTGAAAAGGTTTACAATGGATAACAAAGACGAAACGAAAGTACAGAAAGGTTTGCAAGTGGATTTCGCGCAAATGAATAGCGTTCCAGATATTCACTCTCCGCAATTCAAAGAAGATAAGAAAGCTCAGATTGTGAAGTACGGAAAGGACAATCTGTACCCTGACTTTCTTCTTGATCTATTCATAAACAAATCAAGCAAGCACCGATCTATCATTGAAAAGAAAGTGAGCATGATCGCGGGGCAAGGTTTTGACTACGACAAGACAGAGGACGAAGCTCGTCAGTTCTGGGCGAACGAGAAAGGCTCTCACAACCTTGACGATCTCGGAACTCTTGCAGCTACCGATTACGAAATATTCTTTTACTTCGCTTTGATCATTCGCTGGGATTCAACCAAGACGAAGATCGCAGCTATTGATTACATGCCAGCTCACAAAGTCCGTAAAGGATTGAAACCGAAAACGTGGTGGGTCTCGGACAACTGGAAACACTACAAAAAGCCAGAGTCGCAAACGCGTCAGTATATGGAGCTGGACGAGAAACCTCTCCCTGAGGGCTTCGCTGAAATGAAACAAGCAGACAAGCGTTTGCACTTGACTCAGATCGTTATATTCAAGAACTTGACTGTAGGTTCTGACGCTTACCCTCACGTCCCATACCAGCCAGCTATTCACTATCTACTGGCAGACTATCAGATCGGAAAGTTCACGCTCAATAACGTGAAGAACAACTACGTCGGAGGCTATCACATTGACTTTGTCGGTGAGATTCCAGAAGCTCCAGAGAGAGCGGAGACGAAGCAAGCCTTTCTGACTGAGTACACGAACAGCGAAAGCTCGAACGTCGTATTTACTTGGACAGAACCTGACTCACCAAGAGGAACGACCTTGACTCCCTTGCCGACCAATGGATCAGAGGACGCCTTTCTCAATGTCGATAGGTCTGTCCTTGACAATATCTTCGTAGCTCACTCAGTTACGTCGCCAATGCTGTTCGGAATTCGAGAGGCTGGTTCTCTTGGAGGCAAGCAAGAGCTGGAGGAGTCTCTTGGTATATTCCAAGCGACCGACATTTCGCCAAAGCAAGGCAAGATCGAAGGGGTGTTCAATGGCTTGGCGAAGATCAACGAGATCAGAACTATATACAAGCTCTTGAAGTACATGATCGAAGAGGAGCAAGTCGATACTGAGGACGCGAACTCGTTCAACTCATTATCGCCGCTAGTAGCTACTAAGATACTGGACAACTTGACAGTGAATGAGATTCGTTCTCTAGGTGGTCAGCCTCCAGTTGAAGGAGGAGACGAATTCATTCCTAAGGACAGAGAGAAATTCGGCTTCTCTGATCAGGAAACTATAACGAGAATAATAAAGCTCTCAGGAGTTAAGTTCACAATGAAAGAATTAGCAGCATGAAGATAGTTAGACTTTTATCAGTAGAGAGATTCAGAGAATTGCAAGTGATCAATGAAGACACTAGCGCAGACATAATCAAAAAGGTACTTTATCAAGCTCAGTCGATCAAGGTTCTCCAGTTCCTCGGCTCTAAGCTTTACAATAAGATTCTGGAGCTAGTAGATACTGACGAAATCGAGGACGCGGAGAACGTGAAGTACAAGCAATTGCTTGACGAACACATTCACACCGTACTCGGTGGCTGGGGTTATCATAAAATCATACCTCACTTGACATATCAGCTCACGGATAAGGGGCTACAGCAGCGCGATGGTAATCATTCCAGAACACCAGCGGACAATACGGTCACTAAGCAGCTAAAGATCGCTGAGAACGACGCAGAATTCGTCACGTCCTTAATGATCACGTTCATTTGCGAACACCAATCGGACTATCCAGAGTACGGACAGACGGACGACGGGATCGAAGCGAACAAGAAACCATACTTCTCAGGCATACAGTTCGGTCACGGATCAGGCGGAGGTAACTCTCTGGAGAACCCTTGAAAATTATTCGGCTCTGACGCTTGGATATTAGATCAAGACGATTATATTTGTGTCTGATTATGCCATAGTCTACGCCGAACCTTTGACCGTTCCGCAGCTCTCACAGAGTCGAGCCGAACTAGTTGAAACAAAGCATTAAGAGAGTTGACCTGCGTCAGCTCTTTTTTTATTCGATTTATTTTCTATCTTTGAGACCATGAAAAAATATCTATTAATCTCCAGTGTATTGCTTATGTCCAGCGCGGCGTTCTGCAACTCGGTATCGGCTGAGCTGGACAACGTAGATGTTATCGTTTTAGAGGAAAGCGATTCATTTGATTTCACCGCGATCTCGACGCCACTAGAAATAGTTTCGATCAGAGAGAACGTTGACTTCTTATGTTCACGACCTCTTGCTGTAACATACGAAGCGAACACGTACCTCAACGGTCGTGTTGCTGCGAGTGTTACTTTTAACTCTTTGGGATATTTCCCGAGGGCAAGGAGTAACTTGTAGCGTAAAAGAACTATAAGAAAGGAGCAGCGAATTCGTTGCTCCTTTTTTTATGCGTATATTCGGCTCGTTGTTTACATGTTTAAAATCCATGTTGTTGAAAACAGAGAAGGCGTCTCCATTTGGAAACGCCTTCTTTGCTTATATGATATTCGATCCCTATTTCTCGACAGGGTCAAGGCTCACTTCTGACTCCAGAACCTTGCAGACTTTTCTCAACTCGGAGAACTGCATTGTCTCTCTGTTGATTCTCTTGTTTAGATTCGATCTATCCGTCCCCAGCTTGTCAGCGAGTTGTCGCTGTGACATTCCTTTCGCTTTGAGCTGGTCGTCCAGTATCTTGCTGAGGCTTTCCATTAAGTGAGTGACTTTAAATGAGCCAAGTGTTCAACGTTCCTGTTCTTCCAGATTTCGTCCAGTGTACCGTAATGGATTCTCGCGAGCTTCACAGCATCCTTGATCGCTTCTTTGTCCGCTTCTGTCACATCTACTCGGAAAATCTTTAAACGATCCTCTAAGGGCAGCTTTTCAAAGTTGAAATAATCCCTCACCTCTTCGTAGAACTTCTCAGGAATCTCCTCAAACCAGTCGCGCCCGTTCTCTTTCCAGAGCTTCTTGACTTCGATCTCCAGCAAATCAGCAGGGAGGTTCTGGAGTATCTTCACAACGTAGCCCGTCTCAAATCCTAGCATCCAGTTATATCCTTTCCCTTGCCAATCATAGATTGGATCAAGCGGTTTGCTGATCATGAGTCCGTCAGGATAGTATAAGTTCTTGATGTCGAACTGAAAGCCAGAGCCGAACCCGAGCCTCTTGATCGCGTCAGGAGTTCCCTGAATGTATTCGTTGTCATAGTGCTGCTCGTTCTTGATCACGTCCTCCAGTCCTAACAGATCAGAGACGACCTTGATCGCCTTGTCTTCCATTGAGTGACCCTTCTGGATGAACTTCGAGCTGAGTCCTTTACGAAACGAGAACTTGTCCTCGACGTAAATCTCCTCGACTGCTGTCTTCGCTCCCTTCGAGAGAGCTGGTTCTGCGTCTCGCTTCTTAATCAGCTTGATTCGAGTCTCCTCTTGCTTGGCTGATAGCTCAGGTTTCTTGTCGCGCTTCGCGATCAGTCCGTCGAGCTTCTTGATCTGAGCTTCGGTCGCTGTTCCCTCGTCTTTCTTCTTGCTGATCTTGTTCAGCTCCTCCTCCTGATTCATTGTGAGGTTCGACCACGTCGTTGCGTTCTTCGTCTCCTCAAGAGACTCCAAGTCTTTCAGTTGAGTCTCTGTGATCTGAGTCTCTGGGTCAAAGGTCATGATTCGCCCCAGTGCTGAGCATCTGATTTTGATTTCTTCTGCCATAGTATTACTTCTTAAATTTCGACTGAGCATTGTCCAGTCTCTTTTGATTCTCGATCTCATTCAAGCGGAGATCGTTCGCTCTTTCTCTGGTTTTCCTCTCGGCTTCGATTCGCGCCTCGTCCCGTTTCAGCTCCTCGTTGAGCTGATCTCTCTTGTCCGCCGCCTTGCTACTGCAAGAAGTGCTGATCATCGCTGGGAGGACAGCAAGAGCCGTCGCAATGATCCAAGCTGTTAAGTGTTTCTTTAACATATTGTTGAATTAAAAACGGGGAGAGCAGAACCCTCCCCGAGTCATTGGGTTAATACTAAAAGTTAACGACCTCCTCACTAGGCATATCGAAATCAACCTCCTCGGCGTCAAGCTCTGAGTCTTCTACGTCTTCGGTCGACTTGTTCTCAGCGTCATTCGCTAACGATTGCGCTCTTGCTGATAGGTTCTCAATCAGCTCGTCGTAACAAGCGTCTGCTTTCTTCGCGACTGGTGCTTTGATCTTGCCTTTGAACTCAAAGACTGGGACAGAATACTCGACTTTCCCTTTCTTCTTTTCTTCGACAGAGGTCACGGCAACCAGCTCACCGATCAATCGCTTGCGATCCTTCTTGATGAACTCTCCCCAAGCGAATACAGCCGACCCTTTGATTGAGATATTCCATATCTCACCGTCGTCGTTCATAATGTAAATCGACTTGCAGTAGTGACCGCCAACGTCCGCGACTGTGTCCTTGATATTCTTGTACAAACCTTTAGCGATTGCACCTCCTTTGAATGACTTAACCGTCAGGACTTC